TCGCTGCTATGTCCTTCCACACCTCATCAAGTTTCTTTTTAGTAGGTACAAGTTCAAGTAAAAGATCATCCAAGTACTTGTTCTTAACTTTAAAACTACCAGTTAAAGTTTTGTGTGTATAAACATTAGCTCTGATAGGTTCTATAGACGGGCTAGTACCACCACATATGATAGAACTAGAAGCATTAGGAGCTATAGCAAGAAGGTGTGCATTACGTTTACCACTACCCTTCATGTCAGGGGCTTCTCCTCTTTCTTCTGCAAGCTTACGAGTAGTCGCAGATGCTCTGTCTTTTATGTAAGAGAAAGCTTTGTTGTTAAAAGAAGAAGCATACATACTTTCAAAAGCTATGTTGTTTCTTTGAAGATAACTATGAAAACCCATAGCCCCTAACCCTACTGATCTTTCACGCATAGCAGAGTAAGCTGCTTTACTATATCCGCTTTTTCCTTCAACGCTATCAATAAAGTTTTGAAGTACATTATCTAGCATTGTTATTAGATCAGGAATAAATTGATCATCTTTAGACCAAGTATCAAAGTGTTCTAAGTTTACACTAGACAAACAACAAACTGCTGTTCTGTCTTCATTAGTAGGTAAAGTTATTTCAGAACATAAGTTACTTTGTTTAATCTCTAGTCCTAGTTTCTTTTGTTCTTCTGGTAGAGCATCATTGCATATATCAAGATTAACAATGTAAGGCTCTCCTGTTTCCATCCTTGTTTGAATTATCTGAAACCACAGATCACGAGAGGATACTGTCTTAACTGCTGTGTTAGTTTTAGGATCAATCAATCTCCAATCTTTATTTAGTTTAACAGCCTCTAAGAATTCATTAGTTATACTAACTGCATTGTGAAGGTTCAAACATTTTCTATTTAAATCACCACCTGTAGTCTTCCTCATGTTTACAAACTCTTCTATCTCAGGGTGAGACACATCCATGTATGCTGCATAACTTCCTCTCCTTGTAACACCTTGATTAAAGGCTAACATCTGAGAGTCTACAACGTGCATGAAAGGGATGGAACCAGTAGACTTAGAACTGTTAGAAGTGTCCACACCATTACTCCGCACACTACTCCAACATCCACCGATGCCTCCACCTCCACTTGCGAGCCATATGTTTTCATCATAATGAGAAGATAACCCATCACGGGAATCAGGAACAAAGTTAAGAAAGCAACTGATAGGTAAGCCACGGCTAGTACCTCCGTTACTAAGGATAGGAGTGCTAAACATGAACCAGAGAAGACTAGCATATGAATAAAGTCTTTGTGCAAGATCGTAATCAGTATGTCCTTTATAAGTAGCACCAAAAATACTGGCACGACTAAAAGCTTCTTGAGCATGAGTTTCTCCTTCCCATAAGTATCTATCTTTTATTGTAGCTAAAGTAAAAGAATCTAAATAATTATCTAAATCATAATCTATTTTGATTCCTAAGTAATCTTGTTCTCCCATTTTGTTTTGAGTCATGGTCTTTTGTTTTGTTTCCTTTTTTAATTTCTTTAAAAGATGTGTTTTGTTTTTTTCTATTGTACTTAGCTATACGTTCAGCTTTGCGATCCCACATTCTCAATGTCCTTGTATATTTCTAGTCGTACTCTTTTACTAGTTTCTTTATCAGTACTTCCTAAAACTTTTATGTCACTTACTTTTAATTTATAAGTGTCCCAATACATTGCTTCTCTTGGATTTGTTTTTAATTCGTACTGCCAAACATCTCCATCAATATCTGTAAAAAACATTTCGCCTATCATTTAGTTAGCTGCCCCATTAATTTTTTTAAATACCATTCTGCTTTCTGTAAATCTTTGACACCACCTTTGTATTTAAATCTCCATACATATTTTATAATGTTACCATGTAAGTAACCTTCAAACTCTTCTTTAGATAAAGACGCTTCTATCCCATCAATACATTCTACATCTCCAGAATTGTAGTGACTAGGGTTGTTTATTTCTCTACAGTTTTCATTAACAACATCAGCTATTAAATTAGTTGTCCAAGTACCTTCCTCTTTTTTTTCTGAGTTCATGTTAACTTCATTCCATTCTTCAGGTGTTGCATCATCAATACTCATTTACTTCTCCGTCCATTGATCAGGTAATGTTTCTTCACTGTACCAAGTAAAATTATTTGCTTCAGCCCACTCAGCATGGCTGCGCTTTGATCCATCTTTTCTTCTCTTAGCCTGTGGCATAGGAGCATAGGGGTCAGAGAACAAGAACACTAGTTCAGTGTTTTTAGGTAATGCTTTCCTCACCCATGTATATTTATTGTACTCTTGATAGTCCCAGAACCTACCCTTTGCTTCAAGTAAAATTGTTTTCTTACCTATAACTTTTATAAAATCAGGGTGATACCTATGCTCAATTGTATATTCAACTGTATCACTATGATGTTCCCAATTCTTTAACGTACCTTGATGTAAAGAATACTCCCATTTAGAATCATATGTAGCAGGTACGTCTTTTTCTATAGGACGTACAACCCTACGTTTTCTGTAACCTTTTCTTATTTTCAATTAGCAACTTCCTTACAATCAGTAAGAGTAATTGATTGTAGTTCTTTATGAGAATATAATTTTTTAATTTGATTTACAAACCACTTATAAGTATAAGCACTCACATGATAAGTGCCATCATTATAATATAGGTGGGTTTGTTTGGGGCTAAATGAAAGGACGTTATGTAGATTATACTTCTTTGCTGACTCTTTGTCAACTAAAGATTGCATCCACTCTAACAAAAGTTCTTTTGCTTTACGATTAATTTTCTTACTTGTTCTTTCATTCATAAAACTTCCTCAACTCTAGGTGTAGAAACTACTTTAGTAAAGTAAGTTAAGCCTCTGTTATATTTAAATGTTCTTAGACCTTCACCATTATTAGAGTCTTTAAAACATTCAAACTTATGTGGACAGAACGTGCAGTTTCTATGTAATTTTCTGTTACCTTTTTTACCATCATCAACAGGCTCGTAGCAGAGTTCTTCAGGAGGTTTAGTTTTCTTAATGGCCTTGTTTATTATAGATATCCTATCTCTTATTATAGGTTTATCTAAATCATCAGGTGCAAAAAAACATAGCTCTCCATTCTCTTTATTTATTACTAGGAAACCACCCTCTTCGGTTCCCTCTGCTTCTTCATATCCTGTTAGCTGACTGATGTATCCAAAGGGATCGTCTTCTCTTAAAGAACCTTCTTGAAATTTTCTAAATGCAAAGTTAGATGCTGTCTTTATATCAACAACTTCCCCGTTTATTTTACAATCCATGTGTCCGTAGACACCATCTACTACTACTTCTTTTTGCTCAGAGTCTACCTCATGTTCTGTCAATCTAGTTAACATGAGAACTACTTCTTCTAGTAGATGACCATAAAGAAATTTTATAAATGTTTTAGGGTGCTGTATAGATTCTTTTGTTTTGTGATGCTTATCAAACCATAGTCTACGAATAGGCTTACCTATGTTTGACATCCTAAGTGAGAATGCAGAATCTCTTCTAGGAGGTTTAGCCCACCCTTTAAGTGCGAGTTTCATTCGCTCACCAAACTCTTCTATTTCTTTGTCAGAGATATCTAAATGCTTTCCTTTTGTTAAAGGAGTTAATGCTTCGTATATATCATCAACAACATTATTCATTTTCTGTGCCTCACAAATCTGCACTTACGACTCTTTGAATTATAGTGTAAGTATTGTACATTTAATTTTTTCTGTGTCTCTGTCTTAGCTGAAAGTCTTCCATCTTTATATGACTTAACATCTATTAAAGTTATCTCTCCTTCTGGGGACATAGCTACAATATCTACTGGGCCAGTGCAGCCACAGTTTTTAAAGACATGATAGCCGTTATCCCATAGCCATGTAATAGCATAGTGTTCTGCTAGATCACCTATTCTGCTTGGATCGTGTTTAGTGTGTTTCACTCCAGTTACTCCCCACCTTGTATTCCCCATCAAGAGGACAATTAAGGTTATAGTATTCTGCTGTTTGTTTTATTGCATCTACACCAAGACATCCTACCATATCAGCATGGCCTTTGTCAACTTCTAATTGCCACTCATCATGTATGTTAGCAACAAAGTGTGCGTCCATTACCCTATATTCTCCATAACTTTTTTTCATCAAACTTCTTGAATGTTGCATCATAGTCTGCATTGAATTATTTAAAATAACCAATGCTCTCTTCATAACAACAGCACCTCCTCCCTGTAACAAAGTATTCAATGCGCTGTGTTGTGATCTGATAAATATCTTACGTCCATCTAATGACTTAATCGAACCCTTTCCTGCCGCTCTCGCAACTCTGTCTCTAAGAGATTTAAGTGATGGGAGATTATTAAGGAAGCGTTGTTTAAGTTCTGCACCGTCTTTTTTATTTCCTCCAACCACTGTTCCAAGCTTTGCATCTCCGGCTCCGTATATGAGGGCATAGATGAAAGTCTTCGCCTGAGTTCTAGATTCAAGTCCTGCAAGCTTTTGATTAGTGGTATGTATGTCTCCGTTGATGATTTCATTTATGTAATCCTCATCATTCATGTAGTGTGCTAACATTCTAAGTTCTAGTCCTGAAGCGTCTATGCCTACCAGTTTGTATCCATCAGGTACAATCCAACAAGACCTACACTCCTTACCAAACGGAGAGTTAATGCTAGGGACTTGAGCCATATTAGGCTCACGATGAGTCATGCGTCCTGTAATAGTACCATTAGAAATAACAAACCCATGTACTCTACTATCGTCCTGTACTTTGTCAAACCAAGAATCAATCTGTGCTATACGCTTCTGGTATAAAAGATAGTCAGCTATCAACTGAGCTTGAGGTATATCCTTTATAGTTTTTAAAGTACCCTCATCTACAATCGGCTGACCAGTAGGTGTAAACTTTCTAGGCTTCCAACCAAACTCTTGTAAGTACTCACCTATTTGTTTTCTAGAACCTAAGTTAAATGGAATAACCTCTGACCTCACCACCTCCCCATCAGACTGCATGGTTTCAAACTCTTCATCTGATAGCCTAGATTTTTTAACTTTACCAGATTTATTCTTCTCGGTGCGAAACTCTCCCATCCTAGAAATAGAACCATCTTTTTTATATGATGGTCTAAGTATATGATAGGTAGTGTGTGGTTTAAATTCTTTATGTACTTCTTTTACTACATCAGTAAGCTTCTCATTCAACTCAGCATTCAAAAGAGATGCTTCTTTCTGGTCAAACAAGAACCCATGTTTCCGTTGGTCTGCTATGATACGAGCAGTCTCTTGTTCTAGTTTAATAGAGTCAGCACCAAATCCTTTAGCCTCTCTCCTGAGTATGTCGTAAACTCTTTTGTTAAGTAGTACATCACGCTCACAATACTTAACCATATCAATAGAGAAATTCTGGTAGTCATCAAACTCTATCTTAGGTAACCCTAACTTACTGCCCCACGCCTGTAAAGAATGGCCTCCCTCCCTGACAGGATTAAGTAACCTAGATATAGCAAGCGTATCTACAATAGTAGTATCTTTAAAGATAGAAGATGTTTCAGGATGTAGTCTATTGAGAACAGGTATATCAAAACCTATGATGTTATGACCTATTACTTTCTTAGCCTTGTTTAGTTTCTCTAATCCCTCATCAAGTTTATCACCCCAATAAGAACAAACGTGTTCAGTCTCTACATCACAGATACTCATACACCAAATTTTAGTGGCATCTAAATCATCTGTCTCTATGTCAAATACTAGCGAGTTCATCTGACTCCTCCGCATCAACCTCAGTAAGTCTTCCTGTCTCTCTGTCGTACAGTAAATGAGTAGCCATGCCGACATCTCCTGTATATCTAGACTTTAAAATTCTCAAGTGGGTAGTGTTCGATTCCACCTGATCGTCTGATTGTTGATTCCTTTCAAGTGCTATAACACAATCTGATAATTGTGCTATGCTTTGAGAACCTCTAAGGTGATTGAGTCCTACTGTCACACCATTCTCATGTCCTCTGTTACCCTCGACCCTTCGTAGGTGAGAGACTAGTATCATCCCTGCCCCTGTCTCCTCAACTATAGAGCGTAGCTTAGTCATTATGCTGTCGATAGTACGCCTCTCATCTCCCTCAGTAGCAGACGATACTAACATATGTAAGTGATCAACTACTATCCATTTACAATTACAACCTACGATCATAAACCTAATCTTAGAAAAGATTTCATCTAGATCAGTGGCTCCAAAGTGGGCGTGTATCCATACCCTGTCCTTGTTATCACCATCAAACATCCTGTTGAATGTATCGTCTAACTGTTCCTTTGTAAACTCCTCTCTCACCTGATCAACGTAGAGCCTAGCATTAGATTCAATAGACATGATACCATCTACTGTGCGTTTCCAATCTTCCTCTAAGGCTATGACACCTACGTTATCTTTAGTCTGAGAGATCAACCAATGCTCTATCTCTCTAGTGATAGAAGACTTCCCAAGACCTGTACCACCCGTCAGAGTTACCAACTCTCCCTGCCTAAGTCCATATAGCTTTTCATTGAGTCCTTCCCACGGGTAAGGTACAGATTCTTTACGTTCTCTATTGTCAAACTTATCTTTGTTATCAGTTACATTAAGTACACCGGAAGGTGTGTAAGTCTTTGCTGCCCACCACTCAGTAACATAACTCCTGTGTCTACCTTGACGTAACATATCGTTAGCATCTTTGAAGTCAGTAGGTAAGGTAAGTATCTTAGCTTTAGCAGGGCTAAGTAATCTAGCTACCTTGATGGCAGCATCCCTACCCTGCTTATCATTATCAAAATTAATGATTACATTATCGAAAGATTCTATAAACTCAAGTGAGTTTTTTAAATCTCTGACAGCACCAGACGCACCATTCTTAATTGAAACAACAGGCCACTTAGAACCTAGCAATTCATAAGCTGACATGGCATCACATTCACCCTCTGTTATGGTGATGTACTTACCGCCAGACTGAAACAACTGCTCACCAAAAAGTCCACTTCCCTGTGGGTTACCTCTCCAAGAAAACATTTTGTTTGGTTCACGCACCTTGTAACCTGTAATCTCATTAGCTACATAGTAAGGATAGTAGTGCCGCATGATTACGTTAGAGCTTTGATTCTTTACAGACTTAACGCCATACTTCTTAGCTGTGTCTACTGATATACCTCTGTCATCAAGAGCAGCAAAGCTCCCCTCTATATCATTCATAGAATTGTTCCGATATGTTTGTATGTCACTAGTTTTAGGTGCAACATCCGCACCTTCGATAGCCTTGTAGTAATCAGGAAATCTGGTGTCACAACTAAAACACCATGCTGAGTTATCTTCATTCACGGCCACAGGATCACTCCCGCCACAGCTAGGGCAGGGCAAATGGTATTTAGCAAAAGGCATTGCTAGTCCTCTTTATCAGGCTGAACGTAGGCTTCGTTTACATCCGGTGTAGAAGGATCGTCAGATTTATATTGACCTGTAGCTGTCCTAGCTCTCTCAGGTTTGATAAGTGTATCATCAGTACATTCATTGTCCATAATACTTTGACGCAATGATTGTAATGCTTCTCTTTGAATCATAACTCTATCACTTAAATCAGACAGTTCTGTTACTGCTTTCTGTGCTAATTTAAATTTAAGTTTACCTTCATCAGAGAAAAGGGAAACATCATAGTCTCCCTCATCAGTTCTAAACCTTGGTGTTTGTTGACTCATAGTTCATCATCCTCCACATCCGAATCTTCTACCTCAAACTCTGATCCCGCAGAGGAATTGTTGTACTCTACAAGATCAATCACCTGCATAGCTATCAGGTCTAGTCCCTGCCACTGACCACTATGCCACTCTTTATACTGAACCCGAACCTTAGACCCATTACCTACTTGACAGTCTATGAATTGCTTCTTACTGTCGTAAAGACTAGGGCCATTACGAGTGTGAATAGTACCAGACTTATCAGTCCAGTTTACTTTTCTCTTAATAGTAAGGGCAGGGCCAGCCTCAAGTTCTTTTATCTTGAACCCACGACTAGCAAAATCCTCTGCTACATCCCTATCCACTACTAATTCTACACCCCAATAATGATCAGGGAATTTAGTGTTAGGTGCTAGGATGTTAGCCCAATGTGCTTCACCATTTATTACTGCCATATGTACCTCCATTAATTAAAAACTATGTAGATTATACTATACTATCTAGTCTGTGTCAACTACTTTCTTATGTTTTTTATAACCTTTTTTATTTTCTTTTAGTTTATCTTTATGTATTTGATTCTTATTAAATTTATGTGCGTGTTTAGCTACCAAGTTTCTATTTCGTAATTGATTTGGAGGTAATCTTCTCATATAATTTATTCTCTAACCTCTCTAAAGTACCATCAAAGTAAGCGGTAATGATAGCATACAGGAAGAAATCTATCACTAGTATAACTAAAAACATTATGTAACCTGTGAGCATAAGCTACCCCACTCGTATTCATCATCATTAATATTTATATTTGTTTTCATTTTAAAATTAATAGTATCTACTAACTCAATTTCTAACATTCTAAACTCAGCATTGTGTTTATCTTTCATAATCTTTTGAATATACTCAGCATTCTTTTTATTAATATAACATAGCTTATGCTTATCTTCTATAAAGTTTGCTGCTTGTACAGTGACTAACATATATACATTCATATCACATCACCTGTATCTTTAGTTACAAAGTTACCTGATCTCTTATCATAATACACGCCAAGATTCTCGGTAATATTATTAAAAGCTTTCTGCCATTCTATATCATCAGGATCATAGTCTGAATAGTTAAGCATTACCTTTAGTGCTTCGTTAATGTTCATTGTTATCTATCCTTCTCTACTATTAAACGATAATGGTCATTAGACCTCTCTAATAATTCATCACATATTTCTTGAAGTGAATAATAGCTAGGGTCTGTTGTACCAAAAGCAAGTTTTCTCATCTCATCAATAAAATTTTTATCGTTCATTGTTATTTTCCTCGTAGTATTCTATCACAATTCTTACTGCTTCTCTAAACTGTATATCTTTTTGATTGTCAAAGGGCAGTCCCTCAAGAGTATCTAATAAAAGTTTT